ACAGATCCTCTTCCCAGATGGTGTATTCCGGTTCATCCGGCAGAACCGTGATCTTGCCACCGCGCTCCAGATAAGCTGCTACTGCATCCTTGATCTCTGTTCTGGTTCTTGGTGTGCGTGTGCGTTGTTTCATGGTTGCTTCCTTTTCTATGTATGCACTGAAACCCTGGAACCGGCTTGGGAACATCCTCTCCAGCCAGCGCTCCAAAGTTTTCTTCCTTATCTTCAGCCCTTCAGCCAAAGCTGCATGAAACTTCGGCCGTGGGTAATGACTACCGCGCAACCAGCCCTTGATCGTCGGCGTGGGAATGCCGGTAGCCTTAGATAATGTCGAGCAGGAAAGACCTAGCTTATCCGCGCGACTACGCAGCGGATTGGATTTCGGGGGAGCCATCCATAGCTCTGGTGCTGTCCATGCTTTTGCTTGCCGCCTGGAGTGCCTGAGAGCGGCTTGCAATCAACTCCAACGCAGTGCGGCGCACGCGCTGGATGAACGCTTCATTCAGCGCGCGGCTGACTTCCGGCACTGTCGATCCACAAGAATTCGCTACATCCTGTAGCGTAATTCCTGACTGTTTTAGAATTTGCTTGACTGTCAATTCCATATCGATTTATAAAGTTGCAAAGCTTGTTGCAAGATTGTTTGCAATAAAGCTATAGCGAAGTTGCGCGATTGTCAACAACTTTTTTGAAAGGAAGTATGAAAAAGTCACAAACCACTGGTGCAGAGTGGAGTAGAAAAGCAAATATAGCGAGGAGTGGAGCGGAAAGGTGGGGCCATGAATAACGGCAAAGATTACAATTATTCAAGGGGGGCATGGGCTATGAAGCACCCACCACCAGTAGACTGTAATTTAGCCCTTTTATGGGTAAAAGTTTTTGTAGGAATATTTAAAATAAATAAACCACCACCTTTATTTTGTGGTTCAATTACCCACACAAAAAAAATTCATGAATCCAAAAGAAATCCGTGAAGCTAGGACGGCTCTGGGATTAACAGTACAGGAAGTATCAAACAGGCTTGGCGCGCCTTACAGCGCCGTACACCGCTGGGAAAAAGGTGAGAACCGGCCCAGCGCCAAATATATCGCAGCACTGCGCGATTTGTTCGATGGCAAACAAACTGTTGGAGAGAAGTCAGAAGTTGATTTCTTGAAACAAAGAATCGCTGATTTAGAAAAGCAGCTAGAAGATCAGCGGGAAATTATTAACGTCTTTAAGGCTGCACTGGAGACAATAGCTAAGAAATGAGGTTGTATGAACGTGAATCAAATGCGATCTATAGCAAAAGAAGCATTAATCTTTTACGAAAGGAAACAAAATGAGCAGACCCAAGAAACGCTGGAAGGTGGAGAAAGCGCGCAATCGGGTAGTCGGATACATCCACAGAGAGGGGAAGCCAGCCGCCCGCCCAACACTGGCGCTTCTCAAGGAACTAGAGAGCCTGTCGGAACAGGAAGTCAGCTTGCTGCTGGCAGAGCGGTATCAGAAAGCGCTGCTGAAGTATGAAGATGGCGCGAAGAAAGTGTGTCCAACTAGGTTCAGTGTGGCATCGCAGATTTATATTAATGAAAAAATCTGGTCAGGTGACACACAACCCTATGAAAGCACTTTTCAGAAGCTGATCGATATTGTCGGAGACTTTGAGCTTGCTGCCTGGGATAACAAACTGAATAAAAAGTTTGTGCAGGCGTGCGAAGCTAAAAAGTTATCTGATGCCACGATCAATAAGCATCAGCGGCATTTACAGTCATGCTTTAATTGGCTGCACGAATACCGCGATGATCTTCTGGAGAAACCGATCAAGATTCAGAAAAAAATCATCACGACACGCATCAAGCAGCCTGACGGCGAGCCGACTGTGTGGAGTGCTGATCAAATCAATACGTATCGGCGTGTTATTGACGACACAGGCAACTTAAACTACATGCGGGTGTTCATGCTAGCACGGTATCAAATCATGCGCCTGGGTGAGATTTGGAGCTTGCCGATCCAGCGCATTGATCTGAAGAACGGTTTCATTATCATTGACAACGTGCAGGACTTTCCCAAGGAAGGAAAACTGTTTAGGGTCAAGAAAAAGCAAACGCGTAAAATTGAGATTCATCCGGTGCTGCTGCAATGGCTACGTTACGACATGCTCGCGCGCCAGCCAGAGGAAAAGTGGTTTCTGGATGACGGTCATGGAAGACCGGCGTTTGCCTACAGCAATAGTGTTTCTGCTGCGTTTCGTAAACTACGGAATGCTGCCGGTCTGAAAGGTGACCCGCTTCATTGTTTGCGGCGCACCGGTATCACGGAAATGCTCGCCAACGATGTGCCTGCGGTCAAAGTCATGGCGCTCGCGGGTCATTACTCGATTGACACAACGCTAGCCAGTTACGTTAATCGCTCCGCGCTGGAAGGTTCCCAAGCTCTAGCCAAAATCTCCTAGTTTATGCACTGGTTTATGCACTCACCTCGCAAAGTCTTGCTGTTACTGGTATCTTAAAGTCTTCCTAATCCCTAGCTCTGCGTTCGAGTCGCGGCGGGAGCACCAGTAATAGCAAGGCCTTGCGCCTTTTACAACGATGAAAAGTTTTTGCGCTCAATTTGCGCTGTAGGTATCTGAGGGGCAAGTTTTTGCGCTGTGAAGTGGGGCGCGCCAGGGAAGGAAAGAGCAAAAAACCTGGCGCTTGGGAGTAGCCCCTAATCGGTTAGACCTGGAAAATACTCTGCCTTTTTTGACTTCGGATTTTTGACCATGCGGAGAACTTCTTTCCGGTTCTCACCGACAGCTTTGTAGCTAACATGCACCCAACCGCTGTTCGGTCCTTCCGGCCGGCCAGTAATCTTGCTCACTCGATCCGGCTGATAGTTTTCCAGAATAAGCTGATCAAATTCCAGATTGTCGCGAATCCATTCTGCTAGCTCCAGGTTGCTAACTTCTTCGCTGACAATTTCGATATCGGCTGCTGCGCCAGTATGATCTCCGAAACAGCAATGCTGTGAATGCGGTGAACCGTTGACAAGATCATTTAGCGGCCTGGATCTGAAGCAGGAATTGACTTTAGTCGGGCCAAATTTGTCACGCACTTTTTGCAGCACTTCAATTGTCAACGTGGTAAGTCTAGCAACCGCGTTGTTGTCCAGGTGTTCTTCCTGGTCTATGCCCGCGTGCAGAGCAGTAGGGCTGTAGACCAGTTCTTGAAGACTGAAGTTCTTAGTGATCTGCATAGCTAGAAGATTATCCCTTGACCAGATCCATGAGGGATTTGTGAGCGTGGCTAGCATCATCATTGACAGCGCCATCCAGCGCTTCTTTAACTTCTTTTGGAAGCTCGTCAAGATGCTTTTCTAAATGTTCGCTTGCTAGGCTCTGGGCTTTGTCTAGCACCATGCCTTTGAGCATGTTAGCCACGGCGGGCAGGATGAGGTTGAGCATGTCGCTCCTTTCTTGTTTAGGGTTAAAAAAATCATAGAAGAATTTAAGGCTTAACTGGAGCATCTGCTTCTTTCTGTTCTTTACCGTTGTTGTTGTCGTTGTTGTCAGATGTGTCGCTCTTGGGATCGCCGTACATGAAACTGCCAATCTGCGATATTAAAACCGTGAGCGCGCCAATCACACTAACTAGCAGCGTGCTAGTTTTGTCATCCATCGAGATTGGCTGGTACATCAGCGAATAAATGGTGAATGCGTAGATGCCAAGAATTAAGATTGCTAGCAGGAACCGGAAGCTAGCACGCCGCAGAACAATCTTTTCTGTGACGGTAAATTCTCTTTTGCCATTACCAGGATCAGTTCTGGTTATCTTCTCTATCGTTTCAGCCATTTTTCCTGTTCTGAATAAATCTGAATTCAGTAATTAGCTCCTTCATGGTTTCGCTGTTCCTGTCAATGCTAGCGCGCATTTCCTGCATAATGGTTGTTGATGTTTCCACTAGCTTCATCAGCCGCTCATCATTGGTTGTGTCTTTAGCCCACATCTCTTCGCGCTCGACTTTGGATTGTTCTGACTGATAGCGAATAAACCAGAACGCGGCGGCAATGATCACTGCCGGCAAGCCCACGCGCTCGACCAGGGTTACGATTTGATCTATGCCCATAAGACTTTCTGGTTCGGGTGTTGGATAATTGTAATATTGTGCATCAGCAGGATTAGCTGGTGGGAAATAGTGATCCATTACTCTGGTTTGGGGTATTTTGCTTTGACTGCATTACGTCTTTCTATAATCGATGCTTTGTCTGACTCATCGTACAATGCGACTACTAATTCTTGGATAGATGGGTATTCTAGTAGTCTTTTTTCAGTGTATGTTAATACTTCTTCTTTTCTTTTTGGTGATTCAACTTCTGTTACTTCATTAGTAATGACATTTATAATTTTTTCCATATTAACCACTGTATGCTATGTTTATAGTGCCACCAGCAAAATTATTTGAACCTCCAGGAAATACTTTTACTTGAGTTAATGTATCAGACAAATCTTTCCTACCACCCCCAACAGAAACTTTATCTGTGTCAACTTTTCCGGTGTAACTATAAATCCAAGTATTGCTAGTTATATTTGTTAAAATTAAATGTCCACTTGATATTCTGGCAGAATTCCCCACAAACCACTGAAACGCATCAGTATATGAACCATAACCAGTTGTAGCTCCAACCATTGCTGTTCCTGTTATATATCCGCTACTTTCTAAACCACCTGAATCACCAATTTGTACTTTTAAATGAGATCCCCCATCTAATTGAACCGCATAAAATGAAATAATGATTACGTCAACATACGAAGGAAGACTTGAAAATGTAACACCAGTTCCACTTGAGACAGTTTGTGCTGTAGGTGCTTTAAATGTTCCTGAAACTGTCCCAGCCAAAGTACCAGTAGTAACAGTACCCAACCTAGTAATATTATCCTGAACTGTGTTACCTAAAGTGCCAGTAGTTATATCTGATGCAGATATGCCACCACCAAAATTTGCAATATCTCTAGCCCTACTCATTTGCCTCCGTCTGGGATTTGTTTTCTTCCATTTCAACTAATGCCTGTCTATAACCAATCAATTGTTGAAGTTGGTTTTGCATTTGTGGAATCTCTTGCTGTAGTTTTGCTATTTGGTTGTCTACTTGTTCTTTAGTTAGTTGCATTATGCGTTTTCTAGTGCTGTTACTTTTGCTGAGAGTTCTTGGATTGCTTTTATCATCATAGGAATCATTCTAGTAAGTGCTAACGATTTCATGTCATCAACTTCTTTATTGTCAATTTTTCCTTTCCCTACTGTAATATAATGAGGAGCGACATCTAAAACCTCATCAGCAACAAAACCATAACGCTGAATACCGTCACCACCAGCTTCAGTCATTTCACCTAATCCATTGTATTCAAATGTTTTTGGTTTTAATTGATTCACAATATCCAAACCATCGTTTAAATCTGCTACATTCTTTTTGACTCGTATATCAGATAAACTATAAACATTTCCATCGTTTGTGTAGAAATCACCTGTTGAAAAATTTATCCGTGCTTTTGTAGAACCACTTAAAGCAAAATTTAAACTACCATTGACTTCAAAATCCCATTTGGCTTCATTATCTTGAACGACCACACTTGAGGAAGCACTTGAACTACTCCCGACATGAAGTACGGCTGCTGCTCCTGTCGCACTCGATGGTGATGTTTGCTGGATGCCAACATTTCCACTGCTGTTGATACGCATGGCTTCTGTTGCTGTTGCTGATCCACTACTAGATGTCCCAAACGTGAGAGCAGTAGCAGTGCCTGCGGTGCTTGTAGCAATTGCTTTGATATTAACTTTTGCGCCAGTGCCGTTTGTAGAGCTATCATTTGCATAAAAATCAATATGACCAATTGTGTCGTTTGTCGTGATCGACGTGTCAGTATTTTCTAAGGTCAGCTTTGGGCCTTGGCCTGAATTATTCCCTGCAATATTCAATTCGGTTTTAGGCGAACTCGTCCCGATCCCAACATTTCCAGTATCCCCTTCAACTACCAGTTTCCCAGAACCAACATTGAAATCATCTCCCGCATCAGTTCCTAAAGTAACACCGATTGATGTCCCTGCTTTTGATGAAATAGTTGCAAGACTTACATCGCCATCTTTAACAAGAACACCATCAATCTCTACTCCATGATCTGTTGTCTTTTCAACAATATCATCAACCTGAATGTTTCCTGTGTAGGCAACATTCCCAGAGAAGGTTCCACCCGTAGAAGCAGGAACGGCATCACCAACTGTAAATGTTTTGTAAACCACAACACGCACGACATCACCAACAGCAGCATTGCTGGCAAGGGTGACTGTGTTCGTGCTTGAGTTGGTTGTGTAATCATTCGATCCACCAGCAACAAGTAGCACGCCGTTCAAATAAACCTGGACAGATTCCTGTGAAGCAAAAGCGAGCGAAGCACCATCATCATCACTTCCAGTAAAAGCTGCGGTCGGGCTTCCTGCGACAGTATAGGTGTACTCCAGGATGGTTACATTCGCAGCAGCACTCGCTGGTATCCAATTCGCTCCATCGTACACGCGCATTTCGGAATCCGTTGTATTGAAATACAACATGCCTTGCACCAGAGCATCTCCGTCATTGTCCGTGCTAGGTCCGTCTTTCGTGCCGTCAAAGTTTCCGTAAACACCCTGACCGGTAAATGTGATTGAAACGCTGGAACCAGCAGCAGCCATGTTTTCAGAAATGGTGATATCGGTTCCGCTGATTGAGATGACGTTTGCATCAGCCGGTATTCCTGAACCGGTGACTTCCTGGCCGACTGCAATGTTTGTCGCGCTCGCGACTGCAATCACGCTGCTATTCTTCGCCCAGGTTCCGGTGGTGCTGGCAGAAGTAGCAGATGCCGTGTCTGCCATTTGTCCAAGATACTTGTCGTCAAAAGTATCGAACACGGCAGCAGCAGCAGCACTTGCAGCAGCAGCAGCTTCTGAAGCGGCGGCATTGGTTTGTGAAGTTGATGCTTTAGCAGAATAATGCTTGGCTGAATACTCACTACCGTCTACAAGATCATCTTCTGGGGCAGTTGCCCATTCTTTAGCAGCACCACGGCTAGCAGTGTCAGTGACACCAGTTCCACCGACAGCCCATGCTTTTGAGGAATATTCTGTGCCTGTGACTGCGCCATCTACTTTGTTGGCATAATTTCCTGCTAAAGTTGCAGATGTTGCTGCATTGGTTGCCTGCGTTGTAGCATCAGCAACTTGTTCATCGGGATCGTAGGTGCTAACCCCAACATCGCCGTTAGCATCAAACTTAATTGCTTTGCTCGCGCGATTCGTTTTGCTGACGGTAATATCGCTGGCTGCGGCGGCGGTGGTGTTAAAATCGTTGGTTGCTGTAAAACTTATGTTCAAGTCAGTCAGATTATTATTAATCTGCTGCGCGATCATAATTGCTTTGTCAAAGTTCTGCTCTAGTGTTTCGGCATCCAGCGCACTCCCTTCGGTGTAATCTGTTTCCTGGGAAAACGCCATGTTCCTCGAAATCGTGACGTATTCCGTGGTAGCAGTGGGAACGTAGCCGGAAAGAAAGCGAATCGTCACACTGTCAGCGCTCGCGCCTGAAGTGACTGTGTAGTTAGTCCCTTCAACGTAAGTCGTGTCGGTGCTAGTTGTAGTGTTGGTGTGAACGACCTGGATCTCTGAGGTCGCTAGATATTTAAAGCTAGCAGTAAAATCCGTGCTAGTCGTGTAGCCAGAGTTGCCAGTATATTGTTTTCTGGTTTCTGATGTTGCTGTAACCGTCATCGCATCAAATCCTGAATAGGTTCAAAAGCCGGCCATGTCGCTTTTCTTAGCGGGTTAGTCGTTGGCTTCATATCAATCGGCTCGCGAATAAACTCTTGGCCGTATTCTTTTTGTACTCGCCGTTCCATGCGTTTGAGATAGCCTGGTTTAAATGCTTCTTGGATATTATACAAAAAAGAGTA